CCCGCGCGACTATTGGCCAGCCATGATCGACGAGGCGTTGAAATGACCGATCCTAAACCGCAAGGCGACATCGAGCCGCTGATCGAATACGACGCGCCGGAGGACGCGCGCCGCACCGAAGTCGCCGCGGCCGACACCGGCATTCGCATGCAGGAGGCCGATTCCTATGAGCGCATGATCGACGGCATGAAGCGCGCGAGCGAAGGCGCCCGGGCGCTGGCCGTCTACCTCGATCGTTATGGGTTCGACCGGCTGGCGGAGACGCTGGACAAGGCGCGCGTCTCGATGGTGCGAATCGCCGCCCGGCCGCGGCCCAACGACGCCGATTCGACGCCGCAGAAGCAGACGACGAAGCTGACCCGGATCGAAGCCTACAACATGGTCTATGAAGGGCTTCAGGACGCCGCGCGCTGCGCCCGCCAGATGGGAACCGGCCACCGCGGCGATCTGCAGTGGTCGATCGTCGCCGGGCAACTCGACCTGACCCGCGACTTCGCCGGCGAACTTGTGCGCAAGCGCACGCGGTCGTCCGACCTTATCATTGTCCCGTAGGGAGGCGTTCAATGGCTGGAATCATCAAGCCGGGCGACGCCCGCTTCGCCAATGGCGGCCCGACGCCGCCGGCCGACCAGCGCCCGCTGGTCGCGGTCTGCGTCCCGTCCGGCGACATGGTGCATGCGGACTTCACGATCGCGCTGGTGCAGATGCTATTCGCGTCCAACGCCTTCGCCCGCACCGCCGTCCTCAACATGAAGGGTTCGGCGATCTCGCTGTCGCGCAATCTGCTGGCGGCGATGACGCTGGAGCACCCGGTCCGGTTCGACTATCTGCTGTTCGTCGACTCCGATCTCGTGTTCCCGCCGGATGCGCTGGTCAGGCTGCTCCGGTCCGGCCGTTCGATCGTCGGCGCCACCTACTCCCGCCGCGTCCCGCCCTATGACGTGCTCGGCCGACTGCGCCCGGACACCGGCCGCGACCTGACCAAGGGCGGCGTGCATGAGGCGGAGGCGCTGCCGGCCGGCATGATGCTGATTCGTGCTGGCGTCCTGCGCCAGCTTCAGCAGCCGTGGTTTTTCGAGACCTACGATTACACGCGCGAGCCGCCGTTCACGAGCGAGGATTACGGGTTCTGCGACAAGGCGCGCGCCGCCGGCATGACGATCTGGTGTGATCTCACGCTGTCGGAACAGATCGCACATCTGGGCCAGCATGCGATCCGCATGGCGCCGCTCGACACGGCTGCGGCGCCGGCGGCGGAGCCCATCAATGCCTGACGCGCTGCGCCTGCGCTGTCTCGTGCCGTACTGCACGCACACGCGCGGGCCGCGCAAGGGCGACCGTCGGCCGATCGCGGAATATGCGGACTGGGTATGCGGGCGAATCGCGTTGATGCGCTGGTGCATTGAAAAGACGAAGGCGCCAACCATCATCGACCCATTCATGGGCTCGGGCACAACGGGCGTCGCCGCCGTCAAGATGGGCCGGAAGTTCACGGGCATCGAGATCGTGCCCAAGTATTTCGACATGGCCCGCCGCCGCATCGCCGAGGCGCTGAAACAGCCGGACATGTTCGTTGAGCGCCACAAGCCAGCCACGCAGGAAAGATTGAATGTCTGACGAAAAGCTCGCCGAACAGGAAAAGCGCGACGCCGGGCGCGAGGAAGCCGCCGAAGCCGCGACGCTGGCGCTGGTCATGGGCTCGTATGAGGGCCGGCGCTGGATGTGGGCGCTGCTGGCGTTCACCGGACCGTATCAGGCGCGCTATCTCGGCGACGGCGATGCGCTCGGCATGGCATGGCGCGACGGCCGGGCCGCGGTCGGCGCCAGACTGCTGGAGCAGATCGACCGCCATTGCCCGGAAATGTACCTGCGCATGGTGCGCGAGCATCAGACGCGACTGGCCAAGACGCGCGAGCGCGAGGCGGCGAAGGCTGGCGACGACGAGATCGCCGTGCCGCTGACGACGACGATCGAGCGCATGGCCGACGCGCAGGCGTCCGAAGGAGAAGAAAATTCCCCCAAGCCGGGGAAAAAGCGCGGCTGAGGAGATGAAAATTCTCCGCCGCTTGCCGGATGGCTGAAACAACGCTACACGTCGAACGCAACAGGAGTCCGTTGCGTTGCGTTTCCGTCTCCCGCGTGCAGTTTTCTCCCCCGAAGGCGTCGCCGAGCCGGTTGCGGCTCCCGCCGAGCCGACGGCCGCGGCTGCCACCACGCCGGAACCCGCCGCGTCCGCTGCGCCCGTCGAGCCCGCCGCTCCGGCCGCCGCCACCCCCGATCCCGCGCCTGTCGAGCCCGCGTCGGCTCCAGCCGCCCCCGCCATCGCGTCGTCTGCTCTTGAAGCGGGCGCGACACCGCCGGCCCCAGCCGAGAAAGCAGGCGAAACGCCCGCCGCCGAAGCTGCCCCGGCCTCGACCGAGACCCCGCCTCCCGAGGAGGCCCCGGTTTCGTATGAACTGGCCTTTCCCGATGACGTCGACGTGTCGAGCGTCAACGAGGAAAGGATCGGCACGCTGAAGTCTATTCTCGCCGAGTCGCATGTCCCGGTCGAGAAGGGCAACGAGCTTCTGAACCTCCACTTCGAGGAACTGCGCGCGGCGACCGTTCGCACGCAGGAAATGATGCTGGAAGCGTTCAACGAGCAGCAGGCGCAGCGCATGGGCGAGGTGCGAGCCGATCCGCAGATGGGCGGATCGCGGTTCGACACGGCCATGAGCGAATGCATGCAGGTCGTGCAGAAGTTCGGCGGCGACGAGGCGCAGCAGGCAGAACTGATTGCGGAAATGCGGGCGTCGGGCATGGGGAACTCGTTGCGGTTCCTGAAGCTCCTCAACAACGTCTACAACGCCGCCATCAAGGAAGGCTCTCCTGTCGCTACTCCGCCCGCGCGTGCACCGGCTCTGTCGAGAGAACAGCGCGGCCTGAACCGCTATGCGGGGACGGCCGTCCGGTAACGGAATTGCCCGCCGTGAGGCGCGCTTGGCCCGTGGATGGAATTAGGTTTGCGCCGTCGTGAGACGCCGCGGTCCTGAGAACGGAGAGTGAAATGGCTTATCTCAATTTGGCCGACTGGACCCGTCGCGTCGATCCCGACGGCAACATCGCCGACATCGGCGAACTGCTGGCGCAGTGCAACGAAATCTTCGACGATATGCTCATTCGCGAAGGCAATCAGGCGCTCGGCCACACCGGCACGATTCGCACCGGCCTGCCGCAGGGCACGTGGCGCAACTTCTATCAGGGCGTCGCCTTCACGAAGTCGACCACGGCGCAGGTCACCGATTCGATCGGCGAACTGGTCGCCTACTCGCGCATCGACAAGTCGCTCGCCGATCTGGAGGGCAACGTCGCCGCGCTGCGCCTGTCCGAGGACAACGCGCACCTCGAAGGTCTGTCGCAGCAGATGGCGACGACCTACTTCTACGGCAACGAACTGGTGACGCAGGCGCAGTTCACCGGCCTCGCGCCGCGCTTCAATACGGTCTGCACCTCGACGGCGCAGAACGCCACCAACGTCCTCGACGCCGGCGGCACGGGCTCCTCCAACGCCTCGATCTGGCTTGCCTGCTGGGGCGAGCAGACCGGCCACGGCTTCTATCCGAAGGCGTCCAAGGCCGGCCTCACGTTCGAGGACAAGGGCGACATCCGCCCGGGCTTCGACGCCAGCAACCGCGAATTCGAGGCGTACACCTCGTTCTTCATGTGGAAGGCTGGCCTCCACGTCAAGAACTGGCAGTATTTCGTCCGTATCGCCAACATCGACGTGACGACGGCCGGCCTTGCCGGCACGACGCCGCCCGACCTGTTCGCGCTGATGTCGAAGGCTGTCGTGCGCCTGCCGACCGCCGGGCGCCGGATTTCCGGCATCACCAAGGTCGACGCCCCGAATCAGCCGGCCCCGTCGATCCGTCCTGCGTGGTACGTCAACCGCACGGTGCGCGAGTACATGGACATCCAAGCCATCCGCGACAAGAACGTGCTGCTGACGCCCCGCGAGTACGACGGCCAGCCGATCGTCGAATTCCGCGGCGTGCCGATCCGCATCGTCGACGCGCTGCTGTCCACCGAATCGCGCGTGGTCTGATCGACCGCCCCCGACGAGAAAGGAAACACGACTATGGCTCAGAGCGACGCCAACCTCATCTTCACGGGCGGCTCGACCGGCTCGGCGCAGGCGATCACCTCGTCTGCGGTCGGCTCGACCGGCATTCTCGACCTTGCCACCGGCTCGGTCAGCACCGGCTCGACCTATTCGGCCTCGCCGGTCTACACCGGACAGGCCGGCCTCATCGGCACGACCGGCAATTCGCTGTTCGGCGAGGAACTCGGCATCGGCGCCAGCCGCCTGATGCTGCTGTGCACGACCGGAACGGCGTTCACGGCCGGCGGCACGTCGCTGACGATCGCGCTTCAGGGCGCGGTCGACGCTTCGTCCGGCTCCTATCCGGCGAACTTCTCCAGCCTGACGTGGACGACCTACGCCGAGACGAACGCGATCCCGTCGGCGACGCTGGTTTCGGCGGGCGCCAATGCGAAAATCCCGCTGTTCGACTGGCCGCACCGCGCGCTGCTGGCGTCCATGCCGCGGTTCATCCGCATGCTCTACACCCCGGCGGGCACGCTGGTCGCCGGCACGATCGGCTTCTGCGGCATCGTGCTTCAGCGCCACGACAACCCGGTCGGCCTGTATCCGGGCGGCTTCTCGGTCGCTTCGTAAGCGATCACTTCATCCGGGCGCGGCGCTGTGGCAGGCGTCGCGCCCGTTTCCGGTTCATTGGAGGCATGAAATCCCATGGCAGACGACATCCAGACCCAGCCTGACGCCCTGCGCGCCCAGATCGCCGACCTCACCGGCACGGTGGCGCGTCAGAAGGGCGAACTGGAGGCAGCCGAAGCTCGCGCCGCGCAGGCGATGGCCGCCGCCGGCCCGGCCGTGCTGCCGCCCGGCGAGGCGCCGGTCTATGAACTCGTCAAGGCGTGGTTCTCGCCCGACGACATCTATTACCCGGAGGGGACGCAGTTCGAGGACATCACCGGCCGCGTGATCCCGAACGAGGACATGATCCCGCTCAACGACCCGGCCCGCAAGCGCATGTCGGACTGGATCGCCAGCCAGCCGAGCCAGACGCGCACGCCGCCGCTGGAACTCATCATGCAGGCGGCGATGGAACTGCGCCCGAAGGAAGGCCAGCAGGAGCTTCCGGTCGCCGACTTCATGAAGCTCGTCATGAGCAAGGCGATCGACCGCCATTGTGCGGCCATGGGCGTTCCGCGCGAAACGATGTCGAAGCCGCAGACCATGCCGCGCCGCCCCGATCCGAGCGTGCCGCTGATGTCGAACACCAAGATCAACGGCCAGACCGGCGCCGGCGCGCGCCAGCCCGCCACCCGCCTGCGGCAGGCCGCGACCGCGCCCGCCGACAAGGCCGCGCCGCCGACCGGCGGCCGGACGACCAATCTTGGCGCCGGGGCGCATCCCGGCGTCGTATCCTCGCGATAGGAGCACGCCATGGCGCTCACCGGAAACGAAGTCATCAGCCTGCTTGCGCCCGATGGCGCCGGCCACCCCGCGGCCGTGCTGTTGCCGGTGAAGCTGTCCGACATGCTGACGGCCGGCCTTGCCGACCGCAACGCCGGCAGTGCGCTGACTGCGGCCGGCACGACCCGCGCCGACGCGCTGGCGCTGACGAAGCAGATCAACAACATCGGCACTGCGGCGGCGTCGACCGGCGTCGTGCTCCCGGCTGCGACCGTCGGCCAGATCGTGACCGTTTTCAACAGCGGCGCCAATCCGATCAAGGTCTACGGCGCCGGCTCGGACACGATCGATGGCACGGCCGGCTCGACCGGCGTCACGCTGACCAACGCCAAGCGGTGCATGTACAGCTGCGTCGCCGCGGCGACGTGGCTGTCGGCGCAGATGGGCGTCGCGTCCGCGTAGCTGGAGATCGCAATGCCTTGGAGCGGCAAATCGTTCGCCTCGCGCCACAACCATCGGTTGAGCGGCGCCAAGGCGAAGAAGGCCGCGGCCCAAGCCAACGCGATCCTGAAGGAAACCGGCGACGAAGGTCTCGCAATCGCCGTCGCCAACAAGGCCGCCAAGCGCAAGTCGAATGCCGACCGGATGCGCGATCGCTACGGAGCAAAGTGATGGCCCGCAAGTTCAAGAAGCCGCCGCCGCCTGCCGAGGAAAAGCCGGCCGACGCGCAGCCGCCGGAAGCGAAGTCGGACAAGAGCCGCGCCGAAAAGCGGTACGGCAAGAAGGAATAGGCCGATGGCCCGCGACTACAGCAACAGCCCAAAGCTCGAAGCCGACGACAAGGGCAATGCCAAGGTCAGTCAGCCGACGGCCTCGACCGCCGGCGGCGCGACGCCCGAGCAGCAACCCAACCCCGTCGACGACGTGTTCACGCGCCACGAGCGCGAGCGCAAGGACATGATCGACCGGCACGCGACCGAACTGTCCGACATGCACGAGCGGCACGGCTCGGAATTCAAGAAAACGCTCGGCCGCCACTCGAAAGAAGTCGGCGACGTGCTCGGCAACGGCTCCGGCGTGCCGGACAAGGGCGGCGACAAGCCGGCCGCCAAGGGCGAGGAGTAAGCCATGATGAAGATCGGCAAGATGATCGACATGGCGAACGAGCCGGAGAAGAAGGAAGCCGAGCCCGCTGTGTCCGTGGATTACAGCCCGCCGAAATATCCGTGGGGGCTGTGCATCCGGCTCGACGAGACGCAGTTGAAGAAGCTCGATCTCGATCTGGCCGACGTCGGCGTCGGCGACACCATCCACCTGTTCGCGCTGGCCAAGGTGACGAGCCTGTCGTCGAGCGAGCGCGAGGACGCCAAGCCGTCGCAGTCGGTCGAACTCCAGATCACGCACCTCGCCGTCGAGGACGAGGACGCTGAGAACCAAATGTCGGACGACGAACGCGCCGAGCGGCGCTATAAGTCGAAAGACGGCTGAGTTGGTTCGGGAGTCGTGCTGGCGTTTGCGCCTCCCGGCGCCGGCACGGCCGCCACACCCGACCCGACCGCCGGCCCTGCCGATCGCGCGGGGCCGGTAGCCTCCTTGGAGGGCTGTTGTGACCCCGGTCGACATCTGCAATTACGCGCTTGACCAGATCGGCGCCCGCGCGTCCGTCACCTCGATTTCGCCCAGCGACGGCACGCAAGCCGGCGACACCTGCGCCCGGCACTACCAGCCGCGCATGGATTCGCTGTTCCGCTCGGCGCTGTGGAATTGCGCGCGTTTCCAGACGCCGAATGGCCTGACGCTGCTGAAGGCGCGCAAGGGCACGCCGGAGAACCCGGACGGGTCCGTCACAAGCGATCCGCCGTTCCCGTGGATGTACGAGTACCAGTGGCCGTCGAGCCCCTACGCGCTGCGCGCGCGCTACATCGTGCCGATGGTCCAGAGCGGATCGACGACATCGGTGCCGCTGATGACCGGGCCGAACGTGATGCTGCCGGCGGCAGGTTCAAGCAAGTCGCCGATCCCGTTTCTGGTGTCGAGCGACATCGACGCCAACGGCAACCAGATCAGGGTCATCCTCACCAACCAGCCGCAGGCGCAGCTTGTCTACACGGCGCGCGTGACCGATCCGACGCTGTGGGACGCCGAACTGGTCGACGCGGCGTCCATGTATCTGGCGACGTGGCTGGTGACCCCGATTCAGGGTAACCTCCAGCAGGCGGCGCGCTGCCAGCAGTTGGTCAAGGAGCTTGTCGTGGCGGCCCGCGTCGGCGACGGCAACGAAGGGCCGAACATCGTCGACATGACGCCGGACTGGATCGCGGCGCGCGCGCGCGGCAGCGGGTTCGCCATGCCGGCGGTCGCGGCGATGTGGGACAGCCTGCCGTTCGCCAACGGCGAAGTGTTCTGATGGCCGACGGTCCGATCCTCAAAACCTCCTACGCTTCCGGCGAACTGTCGCCGCAGGTGTGGGGCCGGCCCGACATGCGGCAGTTCCACAATGGCTGCTCCGTCATGCGCAACGCCTTCGTCAACTATCGCGGCGGCGCCTCGTCGCGCGCGGGTACGGCGTGGGTCGGGCGTTGCAAGCAATCGGGTTCGGCGCAGCCGCCGCGCAACATTCCGTTCCGGTTTTCCTCGACCCAGAGCTACGTGCTGGAATTCGGCGACGGCTACATGCGCGTGGTCGCAAACGGCGGTTACGTGACCGAGACGCCGGCGCCGATTACGGCGATGACGCTTGTCTACCCGCTGGTCATCAACGTGCCGTCGGCCGATTGGGCCATCGGGGATTGGGTCTATGTGTCTGGCGTGGCCGGCACGACGCAGGTCAACGGCCGCACGTTCATCGTTTCGGCGCGCGCCGGCACGTCCTACACGCTGCACGACATTTTCGACAGGCCGGTGAACGCGCTCGATTATTCGGCCTATGTCTCGGGCGGGACGGCAGCGCGCATTTACACCAAGGCGTCGCCCTACGCCGCAGTCGACCTGCCCTATCTGAAGTTCACGCAATCGGCCGACGTGATGACGCTGACCTGCGTCAATCAGGAGACCGGCGCAGAATATCCGCCCTATGACCTGCGGCGGACCAGCGCGACGGCGTGGGATTTCGTCGAAACGACCTATGCGCCGTCGATCTCGCCGCCGGCCAGCGTTTCGATTGCGACCACCAGCGCCGGGTCGTGGTGGTATCAGTACGTCGTGACCGCGATCGACGCCAACACCGGCGACGAAAGCGTCGCCTCCACCATCGCCTCGATCCAGTCGGTGAACATCGCAACGACGGCCGGCACGATCACACTGACGTGGCCGCGGGTGAACGGCGCGGCGCAATACAACGTCTATCGCGCCCCGGTCAGTTCGGCGGCGCAGGTGCCGATGGGCGGCCTGTTCGGCTATGTCGGCTCGACGTTCGGCACGCAGTTCGCCGACGGCAACATCACCCCGGCCAACAGCAAGACGCCGCCGGTTCACCTCAACCCGTTCGCGCGCGGCGCGGTGCTCGATGTCGTGCCGACCGCTGGCGGCTCCGGCTACACGCAGGCGACCACGACGGCGACGATCTCGTCGGCCGCCGGCTCCGGCGCGCATATCGTGCCGATCGTCGTCGCCGGCGCCGTCGTCGCCTTCATCGTCGAGGATGGCGGCAAGGGCTACACGTCGGCCGACACGGTGTCGATCGTCGACAGCGGCGGCGCACCGGGCTCCGGCGCGACCGCGAGCCTCACGATCGGACCGTCGTCGGGAACCTATCCGGGCGTCGTCGCCTATTTCCAGCAGCGCCGAATCTACGCCTACACGCGCAATCAGCCGGACACGTATTTCGCCAGCCGCATCGGCTCGTATACGAACATGGACCAGACGTCGATCCCGGTCGACAGCGATGCAATCGTCGGCACGCCATGGGCGCAGCAGGTCAACGGCGTGCAATGGCTCATTCCCATGCCCGGCGGCCTCATCATCGGCACCGGCGACGACGTGTGGCAGTTGGCGGGGGCTGGCGGCGGCGCGCTGACGCCCGCCAGCCAGCAGGCGACGCCGCAGGAAACCTACGGCTTCTCGAAAACCGTGCCGCCGCTGAAGATCGGCTTCAACATCCTGTATTGCCAGCCCTACGGCTCCGCCGTGCGCGAAATGCAATACAATTACTATGCGCAGATTTATCTCGGGACCGACATTTCGTTCCTGTCCAACCACCTGTTCGAGAACCATTCGGTGCGGCAATGGGCGTGGGCGCGCGAGCCCAACAAGGTGGTGTGGGCGGTGCGCGACGACGGCAAGTTCCTGTCGCTGACCTATCTGAAGGAGCAAGAGATCGCCGGCTGGGCGCGTCACGACACCAACGGCCTCGTCAAGTCGGTGTGCGTCGTGCAGGAGCCGCCGGTCGACGTCCCGTATTTCATCGTCAAGCGGTACATTCCCGGCGTCGATATGTGGGCCTACTATCAGGAGCGCATGGATGGCCGCCTGTGGCAGACGAACGAGGACGTGTGGGCGGTCGACGCCGGCCGCGCGCTCGACCAGCCAACGCGCGCCGCGACCATTTCGATGTCGAGCGCGACCGGAACCCGCGCGATCAGCGGCGTCTCCGTGATCGACGGCGGCACGGGCTACACGGCGCCCACGGCGCGGATCGTCGACCCGACCGGCTCCGGCTCTGGCGCGGAGGTCGCGCTGACCACAGTCGGCGGCGTCATTGCCGGCGCGACGCTGGTCTCAGGCGGCGCCAACTATGGCGGGTATGCGGCCCAGATCGTCGACGCGACCGGCGCCGGCGCCGCGATCGCGCTGGTGATCGACACGCAAGTCGTCATTCGCGCCGATGCGCCTGTGTTCACCGCCGCCGATGTCGGGGCGGTCGTGCGCGTCGACGGCGGCCGGGCGACCGTGACGAGCTACCAGACGCCGGAGTTGCTGATCGCCAGCCTGACGCAGGCGCTCGTCAAGACGCTCCCCGACGACCCGAACCAACTGCCAGTCCCGGCCGAGGCTGGCCAGTGGACGATTACCCAGCCGGTGCAGACCCTCACCAACCTCGAACATCTGGAGGGCATGACGGTCTCGATTCTCGCCGACGGTTCGGTGCATCCGCCGCGCGTCGTCGCCGATGGCACGGTGCGCCTCGACTATCCGGCGTCCGACGTCAAGATCGGCCTGCCGTTCGTCGTGCAGGTGCAGAGCATGCATGCCGATCTCGGGCCGCAGCAGCCGACAATTCAGGCCAAGCGCAAGCGCGCGTCGAGCGTGCTGGTGCGCGTCGCCAAGAGCCGCGGCTTCGAGATCGGTGTCAATCAGCCGGTCGCAGCCGCCTTGCCGCTGGAGCAGGAAATCGCATGGGGCGTGCGCCCGGCCGGCTTGATGCAGCAGCCGAAAGAGCGCGGCCCGCAAACGACGCCGGGCGTCGCGATACCGCTCTACAGCGGCGACTACTACGTCAATGTCGACGACGACTGGAACACCAATTACGAGGCGTCGCCCGGCATGATCGCAATACAGCAGCGCGATCCGCTGCCGCTCAACCTCTTGATGACCGTCGGCGAGATCAATATCGGCGACAGGTGAGGGCGCATGCGGCAGATTGACGTCGTGCCGACAGAGATCGGGCATTTGCAGCCGTTCGCCGCCCGCGTGCGCGCCGACGATGCGGCGGAAGCCGCAGCCATCGGTTTCGACGTGCGGCGGGCGCTGTGGCGGTCGTGGCGCAATTCTGTGATCTGTCACACCTGTTTCGTCGACGGCGAGCCGGCGGCGATCTTCGGGCTGGCCGGCGCGCTGCTCGACGACACAGGAATGCCGTGGCTGGCGACGACGCCGGCTATCGAGCGCATCAAGGTCTCGTTTGTGCGCTACGGCCGGGCGGAGGTGGCCCTGATGCTTCAGATCAGGCCGCGCCTCGTCAATTATGTCGACGCGCGCTATGATCGGGCGCAACGGTTCCTGTCGGCGCTCGGGTTCGCCTTGCACCCGCCGGAGCCCTACGGACCCAACGGCGAGTTGTTCCGCAGGTTTGAAAGGATCGCGTGATGGGATGGGCGCCGATGGTCATGGGCGGCTTGCAGATCGCCAAGGGCGTCGTCGGCGCGGCCGGCGCGATGCAGTCGGGCAACGCCAGCGCCACGAATTACATGGTGCAGGCGCAGATCGCGATGAACAATGCTGCGATCGCGCGCGAGCAGGCCGAACAGGAGGCGCGCGTCGGCGAGTACCGTGTGGCGCAACAGGGCTTGATCGGCGCCGCCAAGATGGGCGCGCTGACCGCCGCGCAGGCCAAGGGCGGCGTCGACGTCAATTCCGGCTCCAATCTCGCGGTGCGCGCCGCCGCGACGCGCGCCACGGTGCAGGACACCAAGACAGTCGAATCCGACATGGCGCGCAAGGTGTATGGCTATCAGGTGCAGGCCAGCAATTTCGACAATCAGGCGATGATGAACGCCCGCGGCGCCTCCGCGGCGCGCGAGGCCGGCCGCATTTCGGCGTTCTCGTCGCTGCTCGATGGCGCGATCGGCGCGGGCGGCAATTTCGGCAAGTTCTTCTTCCCCGGCGGCGGCGGAGGCGGCGCGGGCGCCGCCGATCCGGCGACCGGCTTCGCGTAGGTCCAGCATGTCCTCGATCCTCGACACGGCCGGGCTGCCGTCGGTCACTCCCAGCGTGGGCGGCGTCGATGCCTACCAGCGCATCCAGACGTCGCCCGATATGTTCGGCGGCGCGCAGGGACAGGCAACGCAGCGTCTCGGCGCGACGCTGGGTTCGGCCGAGGCGCATGTCGAAAAACTCGCCACGCTCTACAACCAGATCAGCGCCGACGACGGCTATAATCAGGTCGCCGACTACATCAACAAGCGCATGTATGGCGATCCGAACAAGCCCGGCGCCGATGGCCAGCCCGATCTCGGCTACATGGGGCTGAAGGGTCGGGCCGCGCTCGACGCGCGTTCCGGCGTCATGTCCGAAATCGATTCCTACATCGGGCAGGTGCGCGCGTCGATGAAAGACCCGTCGGCCATCCACCTGTTCGACGCCAATTCGCGCCGCCTGCGCACGACGACCGACAATCAGGTCGGCTCGCACGCCAACGGCCAGTTCACGCAATACACGCACGGCGTCAACAACTCGGCTGCGGTGATCGCGCTCAACCGGATCGCCGCGGCGCCGGGCGACGATGCGGCGTTCGATCTGGCGCGCGAGGACCTGCGCAAGGCGTATGTGCGCGAGGCGCAGAACGGTGGGCAGGACAGCGCCCAGAGCGCCGACGCGGCGCTGGCCAAGGCCGATCGCGACGCGCTGAAGCAGCGCGCGCTGGCGCTGGGGACGGGCGACGCCGCCGCCGGCATGAAGTTCATCAAGGAGCACCAGAAGGAACTCGGAACCGATTACCCGGCGCTCTACCAGCATTTCGAGGCCAAGAACGACCAGCAGACCGGCACGAGCGTCGGCGCGCGCGCCTTCGCCGACGGCAATGCGGTCGTGGCCAAGTCCGGCGTCAACCTGCCGGTGTTCGCGCAGGCGGCGCAGGCCGTCCCGGGCGGCGTCTCGCCGCAGGGTGCGGCAAGGATCGTGCAGATCGAAAGCGGGTTCCGCGCCGATCCGAACCCGGGCGGCAAGTATCGCGGCTACGTGCAGGCCGGCGACGCCTACTGGCAGACTTACGGCGAAGGCGGCTCGCGGCACAATCTGGCCGATTCGGTCATGGCGCTGATGCGGTCGACGGCGGCCGATCGTCGGACGCTGGCTGCGGGTCTGGGCCGCGATCCGGCGACGATCTCGGACGGCGAGCTTTATCTGGCGCACCAGCAGGGCCCGGCCGGCGCGCTGGCGCTGCTGCGCAACCCGAACATGCCGGCGGCCGACGCGCTGGCGCAAGCCTACAAGGGCGACCGCGCCCGCGCCGCGCAGGCGATCCGCATGAACGGCGGCGACCCGGACGCGCCGGCGGCGGCGTTCGTCGCCAAATGGACGTACAAGTTCGGCGGCTCGGGCGGCATGCCGGCGATCACACCCGGCGGCGGGATCACGGGCTCCATGCCGCAGGCGGCCGTCGCCGCGCCAGACGAGACGCCGGCAGGACCGGCTCCCGCGCCGGCTCCCGCGCCCGGGCAGACGCTCGGCACGGCCCCGGAAGCCGCGCCGCCGCCCGCGCCGTCGACGCTGACCAGCGAAGAACGCTATGCAGCGGTGATGGCGCAGGCGTCCCAGCAGATCGCCGCCGACCCGTCGCTCAACGCCCGCCAGCGCGAATACGCATACGCCCACGTGAAAGAAATGGCGCAGACGTTCGCGATCATGGAAGGCGCCAACGAACGCACGCGCAAGCGCCGCAACGACGCCGCGGCCGACGACTGGTCGAAAAGTATCCTGTCGGGCCAGATGGACGCCACGACGCGGGCGAAGATCGTCAACGATCCGCGCATCACCGACGCCCACACCCGGCAATATCTGGTCGAACTGGCGGAGAAGAAGGCCGGCGAGACCCCAGCGGTGCGCGCCAACAAGTATGGCGTCGGGTTTCAGTCGCTTCTGGAGCGCGTCGTTGCGCCGAAGCAGCCGGAGGATCAGATCACGTCGCAGGCGCCGTTGCTGCGCGCCTATCTGGACGGCCAGATTTCGGACGCGGGCTTGCGCGAACTCCAGACGGTGATGAAGGACGCGCGCGAAGGCAAGACCGGCGATTCGACGCTGATGAGCAACGCGATCGAGCGCGCCAAGCGGATCATGGTGCTGAATTCGGTCAAGGACCCGTTTCTGGGCGGCCAGATCGACGACGAGGCCGGGCAGGACAAACTGGAGCAGTTCACGCACGTGTTCGTCGACGGCCTGCGCCGGACGATCGAGCAGGGCAAGAGCGTCGCCGACTACACCGACCCCAAGAACGTAGACAAGCTGATCGAGCAAGTCTACCCGCGCGCAGAACGGGCGCAGAACGCGGTGTCGTTCAACCAGCGCCGGTTCGCCGGGACGGAGGGCGCGTCGGCCGAGCCGGCGCCGTCGAAGCCGGCGACGCCGCCCAAGGGCGTCGAGCAGAAGGCGTGGGACAGGCTTCTGGCCGGCCGGCCGCAAGGCAAGGACGGCAAGCCGTGGCCGACATCGAATTGGGCAGGCTATCTGGCGGCGCTGAAGGCAAGCCCGACCGACCGCAACATCGCCGAATTCACCGCGCGCTTCCCGCAGGTTGATCTGCGCCCGCTTCTGGGCGACAAAGCCCCAGCGCCAGCAGCGCGCCAGCCGGCCGCCGTCGAAGTCCCCGAAACGGACATGACCGGCGCCCCGGCCCCGGCGCCGGCGCGGGAACGGGCGCTCTATGACTGACCGCGGGCTGCTTTCGCAATTCGACCCGGAGGCGACGGGCGTTCCGTCGCCTCCGTCGCCTCCGTCGCCGCAGAAGCCGGCCGAAGCGGATGGGTCGCTGTTCGCGCAATTCGACCCGGAAAAGGTCGGCGCTGTCGGTCCGCAGCCCGAATCGACCGCATTCGGCGCCGCCCGGCGCGCGGCTGGCCGTGGCGTACTGCCGGCCGCCGGCGGCATTGTCGGCTTCGGCGCGGGCGCCGAGATCGGCGGCGTCGCCGGCATGGCGGTCGGCGGTCCCGTCGGCGCCTTCGTCGGCGCGCTCGGCGGCGGTCTCATCGGTTCGATGGGCGCGTCGTGGGGCGTCAGCAAGGCGCAGGACGCGGCGCTCGCCAGCATGCCGGAAAGCTGGCAGGACGCGCTCGGGCAGTCCGAATCGCAGCGCATCGCCGACGAAACCAAGCATCCGATGGCGTCGTTTCTGGGCGGCGTCGTGCCGTTCGCCGTCACCATGCGGCCGGGCGCATCGGCGCCGTTTCTGGCCAAGCTGCCGGAGAACGCAACCGCGCTCCAGCGCATCCTCGCCAACCCGGCCACCGCGCGCGTTTTCGGCGGCGGTCTGATGGGCGGTATGGAGCTTGGGACCGAATTCGCGCACGGCGACGTCGACTGGCGGAAGGTCGCGATCTCGACCGGCATGGGGTTGGTGCTCAACAAGCAGACCAAGCTCGGCGACACGATCATGGGCGTCGGCCAGTCGGGCGCGCGCGCTGTCATCCCGTCCGGCACGATGCGTCGCTACGAGGAAATGCGCGGATCGCCGACGCTGGCGCAGGCCGCTGACGAAAAGGTCGCCGGCGCCGGCGTCACCGAGGAAGTGTTCCACGGGACCGAGCGACAGGACCCGGGCGCCGAGCGCGCCGCGCAGAACACGGCTCGCACCGAGGCGGTCGCCTTCGGCGAGCCGGAGGTCAAGGTCGACCCGCACGACGTCGCGCGCCGGATGGAGCCGGAACTGTTCGCGCGCCGCGACGCGCTGGAGGCGCAGATCGATTCGTTTCGCCGGACGATCGCCGAGCATCACAACCCGCCAGAAAGCGCCTTCGTCGACGCTGAAGCGCGCGCGCAGCGCATTCAGGACGAGTTGACCGCGCATATTGAAGCGCAGAATGGCTATGTCGGCGGCAAGGAAGCGCGCCGGCTGCGCGCCGAATTGCGCGATGCGCAGGGCGTGGTCGAGGAGTTGCGGGGGCGGCAGGCGCGCTACAGCGCCGGGCTGGCGGAAGAAACGCCCGAACTGGCGGCGATTCGCCAGCGGCTTGTCGCCGCCGATATGGAAATGCGCGATCTTGGCCGCGAGATCGCCGCGTCGTACCGTCGCGCAGAGGAGCATATCGGCGGCGGGCATTCGGTCCCGGCGCCGGCGCCGTTGCCGGAAACGCCGCCGACGCGCTTCTGGTCGCTGCCGGAAATGATCGCCGCGACCGACGGCTCGCAGCGTCCGGCCGGCGTGTCCGCGCCCGCGGCCACTGCGCCGACCGGCGACCGAACCGCCATCGTCGCCGACGGCTCGCAGCGTCCGGCCGGCGTGTCCGCGCCCGCGGCCACTGCGCCGACCGGCGACCGAACCGCCATCGTCGCCGACGTCAAGCAGCGCCTGATGCGGACCGGCATGCGCGAGGACGAAGCGGCGGCCAACGCCGAAATCTGGGGCGCCTATTATGAAACGCGCGCGGCCCGGTTCGCCGGCGCGCGCGGATCGGCGCTCGATCTCTACCGCGCCAGTGCGCCCGACATCGCCGGTCCGACCGGCCGGTTGTCGCCGTTCGAGATCGGGCCCGCCGCTGCCAAATCGCGGCTGGCGC